ACGTGGAACACATCGGGGTTCTAGCCAACGGAATGAGCCGAGCTAATATCAGGATCAACGGCCACAGGCTTCACCCCCAGGAGATGGCGGTCGCTCTTGCCAACGCCAACCACGCCAGCATCGAGGCCAGGTATCCAGGCCAGTGGGAGTTTATGAGTGGTGGCAAAAGCTTGATCGCGTTCCGAGCGCAGTGTGCCAGGGAAGCAACCAGGCCGGACCCTAACTTGAAGCCGATCGATTTTATCAAGATGGCCCAGGGTTTCGCCTATCAGTCTTGTGAACACAAGGCCTGGATGGAGCCCAGCTTCGAAAGTACTGATCTTAGAGAGGGCCACATACAACAGTTTATTGGCCACATGATAAGACAGATGCCAGGCTACGAAGATGCGCCCTGGCACTACGAGCGAGAGCCGGATGCGCCCGAGGTGCTAGACTTAACAGCAATGATGGGAGTGGAGCACTGAAATACATTGTTTATAAACTTTGTGAACATGGCACCAGGACAATAGGCGAGTTTCAGACTCGCCAGGCTGCCTTGAAGAAACAAAACGAGCTGCTTGCTCAACAAGAGTTCAGTGAATGTTTCATAGCAATATCAGAAGTAGAGGAGGACCAATGAGAGATTGGATCGAAGCAGTAATAGGTGGAGTGTGCTTGTTTGGCACACTTTACTTATGGTTAATAATAGCTGGAGTTTTAGCATGACACTTGAAGAAATGATCGAAGAAAAAAATCGTATCGAAACAAACTTTGCTTACGCGAAAAAAGAGCGCGACAGGCTTGCTAATGAGAACCGAGGTGTTCGAAGATCCTGGGTATCAACTGAGCTTGCCTACCTGGATATGGAGATGTCCAGGCACGAAGAGGATCTTGAGAAGATCAATTTAACAATCCAGGGAAGGATGGAAGAAAATGAGTAATCTAAGCACTCAAGAACGTGTGGAAGCACACGTTAAATACAACTTCGCAATACCAAGATGGGATTGGGATGAATTAAGGCAGATCTATAGACAGTGGGTCCATATTGAAGACGACCCTCTTTACAGAAGCTTTAAGCAACAAGGCGAGCATATGACAGCGGATCTATTACAAGAGATGGAAAAAACGTTAAAGTCTGAGATTCATGGCCAACAAAAAGAGGCGCAACAATCTCGAAGATCGGTTGAAAAGTTTCGAGATGTTCAAGGTGATGAGATAACAGATAGGCTTCTTAAAGCTATTAAAGACTCATCCAGGGCAAGATCAGTGGATTACAAAAGATTTTGTAAAACGGTCTGGCGGCTTACCATTCAAATGAAACACCTGGAACTTAAAATTAAAAATTTAGAAAAGGAGATACAATCTTGATTGATCAAGTTGAAGTAAAAAAAATGCACCACCGCAACGGACCTGACACGGAGATTGCGGCAGCGCACAAGGTGGCTCCGAGGGTAGTCGGGAGGAGACTACAGATACTTTGCGGCCTTGCACAGTGCGGAGAAGCAAGGACAGGCAGTGAGCTTGCAAAGAACCTCGGGCTATCTATTCTCAGCGTAAGGCCAAGGCTTACTGAATTGCAAGAATTAAATTGTATTCTTGACACAGAAACTAGGCGCAAAAATGAGTTTGGCAACACTGAGATCGTTTGGCAAATAACAGAGAAGGGATGGCAATATGTTTATTAACTACGAAGAAATCAGGCGTATGTCTGATAGCATCAGGGAGATGTGTGGAGATGATGAGGATACATTCCTGGACACTCTCGATGGTGAAACAGACGCAATGGATGTCCTGGGCAAACTAATCCAGCAAGACCAGGAGATGAAAGTCCAGGAGAAAGCGGTCAAGGAGCTGATCGATCTATATCGAAAGCGCGTAAGCACACTGACCGCCAGGCAAGATGCAACCAGGCAAGTTATGTTGCAGTTGCTTGAGGCAATGGGTCAAAAGAAAGTACCTCATGCCCTGGCAACCGTTAGTGTTACGAAACCGCGTTGGTCTGTCGAGATAGTTGACGAGGCCCAGGTGCCAACTCAGCTGAAAGTAACAACATCAAAGCCGGATATCCAGGCAATCAAAAAGATCCTGGACGCTGGCGAACCAGTACCAGGGGCCAGGCCCAAGGTAGGAAATCAATCAATCAATGTGAGGTTAAAATGAATAAAACTTGGCAAACACTTTCGTCTTTAAATGTAAATGACGATAAAGAAAAGAAGGGCAAGTATGATTACTTGTCCTGGGCAGATGCCTGGAAGCACGTTCAGAACAGCGTGAAGAGCGCGTCTTATGAATTACTTGATGATCTTGTTTATCCAGACAACACCCGAGAGGTTCGATGCAGTGTCACAATCGATGGCGTAACGCATACAATGTGGTTAGCTGTTATGAACAATACAATGCAAGCTATCAAAAATCCAGATGCACAAGCAATTAACAAGGCCAGGATGCGATGCCTTGTAAAAGCAATAGCGATGCATGGTTTAGGTTTATACATCTACCAGGGCGAGGATCTGCCAGACGCACCAGAGGAAAAGCCAAAGAAAAAGAAACCTGAGATCGATGTGAGTGTGCAGCCCCAGGAACCAGTGCAAGAGGAGCCAAAGGAAGGCTGGCGGTTAATGTGGCACAATGGGGAGTTCAAAGATATTCTCAGCACTGCTGGAATGTTTAGCACCGAATTGTTGCAGACTCTTAAACTTTACCAGGAAAAGAAAAAATCCAGGAAGTCTCAGCTCGAGCTTGTCCTGGCTAACTTTGACAACCTGGATAAGCTGGGCGAAACAACCAGGCATACAGCTGAGATTGGCTTAAAAGGTTTGCTTGACCTGGATGATGTAAGCAAAGATGCGCTTGAGTTTGCCTGGAACAAAATACAGAAACAGGTGAAGTGATGACCTGGGAACAATTATTGCGTAAGCAAGAGAAAGAAAAAGCTGCGTTCCTTGAGAAGTATGCCAAGCGTGAGATCTCCAGGATCAGGGGAGCCAGGGAGTTAAGCATCTCTTTGACCTACATGACTAAGCTTATCAATAAGTACAACATTGATTGGCCTACTCGACAAGCGCAGCGAGAGGGAACTGGTATCAGTAAAGTTCCTGGTGGTGTAGATACTTATATTCAGATGGCAAAGGATGGGCTATCTCAGGCCGAAGCAAGCCGAAAGCTTGGGGTCTCAACTCAGAATGTTTGTAACGTAGCCAGGAGAAACAAGATAAAGTTTGCAGATGGCAGAACAAAGGGAGGGCCAAGAAGCCAGCGAATACACTTCGATTAAAAACTAATTACTTTTTCTTAGCAGCCATCATTTTTTTCATGGCTGCTTTTTTTAATTTAGGATCTTTCTTAGCAGCCTTTGATGGCCGACCAACTTTAGATCCGTAACTACCCTTTCCATACGGCATTATGCTTTCCTCATTTTTTTCTTGGCGCTATCTCGCAATGCTTTTGCAGTGGGAGCCCCAGGTGATCCTGGCTTTCTCATTTTTTCTCCACTACCGGATTTAATTCTAGCTCTTTTAGCATGAATATTATCCCAAAGACCCTTTTTCTTAGCCATTAGCCATCTCCAGGGCAGCTTTCAATGTTTCCTGGTTACGCCTAGTCCAGCCCTTACCAAAAGTTTCGAAGGTTTTTAAGCTCTCATAAAACTTCTGCCGCTGTTCGTACAAGTATTGAATGATATTGCCTGGATCATTCTCAGCAATCTTTCCTAGGCTTCGTGGACCCAGCGCCCCATCTTGCGTAGCCCCAATGTACTTTTGAATAACGCGAGCTGGCCTACCAGTTCCGCTGTTAACTCCCCAATCAAAGGCCGCGAAATCCAAACCCGAGGGCATCATGGGGTCATCACCCTTTAACTTATCCCAATAATTTTTCTTGTAGATCGGAGCTACCTTTTCCGGCGTGAGATCTCTCATCTCTTGCTCAGAAACTTCCCGACCTACCCAGGCCTCATAAACTTTTTTCGTTACTCCGAAATTAGTCATGCCCCCAGGATCTTCACTATGCCAGCTCCAGCCCCCCTCGTGATGCAATAACATCTCTAATGATTTCTCAAAGTTCTCTTTCATTTTTTACCACTAAAACCTTTCATTGTCCTTATACCAAAAGAGGCCGCTATGCTGGCGTACATTGCCCAACTAAACCACTGAGGTGCAGCCTGGAGATTCTCAAAGCCTTGCTTCATATATGGCTGTAGCCAAGGCACGAAGCTCCCCAGCACAATAGCGATAAAGCATAGGGTCCAGGCTTCATCTTTCCAAGAGTCTGCGCTGGCCTCTATCGCTGCCTGTTCCCAGGAGATTTCGCCAGTTGCAATTTTCATTTTGGTTTCAGCTTCAGCAGCTTTAACCTTTGCCTTGCTATCGATGTAAGTTGTAGCTAACCCAGCTACGCTTTGAAGTATTCCAATCATTGCTCTTTTCTCAAGTTAGTGAAACCATAATACGCTGCAACAATAGCAGCAATACTGACATAATAAATATTACTCATGCTTGCCAGCATTACAGAAGCTTGCGGCAGCTCCATGTACTCAGTGAATATAACACCAAACGGAAACACCAGCATACCTGTTAAGCTGAACCAGGCCATTCTACGTTGTGCGTCACGCTTGGCATCAGCATCGATCATAATCCTACGTCTGTCCTCAAGCATTATTTCGCGCTCGTCTGGATCTATTTTTCCGTTGTCGTTTAGATCGTATTTCTTTTTTGGCATTTAACAATCTCCTGGCAACTAGAAGGTTACTTGTTTGTATAACAACTTTTCCGTCTTTTGTATACAACACAAATTTATTTTGCCTAACTTCAACTATCCGCATCCGCTAACTTAATGCACTCAATAATCATATCATTACTTGTGACAAGAATTTTAGCTTTATCTCGCTCAGCCAAACAAGTTTTTTTATTAGGGTAAGTATCCAAATAATAATATTGTAGATGGTCATGGCTTATAAAATGAAACCAAACCAGTGCGTAAGATAAATGGTGCATTGCCAGCATTACCACGGCCAATAATTCCTTAAATTTAGCCAGCCCATATAGTGAAGGTAGGCCATAGAGCCAATGGCAGAGGCAGTGAGAAGCAAAACGATAGATGTAAGGGTTAGTGCTAAGTCAGCTCTTTCTTGTGCCTCACGCCTTGCTAAACGCTCTGCTTCGCGTTTTTCTGCTAAAACTTCCCTTCGGATCTTTAACAAAGTTTTCCAATGTGATGGTCCTAGTCCATTTCTTGGATCACAAATCCACTGTTTCAATTCTTCTTCTGCCTGGGCAGCTTTTAATTCAGTTTCCCACCTTGCATATGCCTCAGATCGTGCGTCTTTAGTAGTAATACCTTTTTTTTGTAATTTCTTTTTTGCATTATCTGTTGCGTCAAAAAACTGGCCTATTTCTTTGGACAAACTTGCAACGGTTTTGCCAGCCATTAAAGAGGATTTCACAATCCCCATTATCGTCAGAGGGTCCATGACTACCTACCATCAGATAGTGAGGGTCGTCTTGCTAAAAATTCTAATGTGTTTTCCAGGGTCTTTACCCTGGCTTGCAGCTTGACGATCTGATTGAACTGAAGCAGTACGCCATCGAGATCCTCATAGATCTGCTCCTCAAAGTCATCAAAGGTGGTATAAATTTCATCAATAGTTTCACCACCGTCCTCTTCGACTTCGACAATGTAGTCTATGATCTCATCTATCCGTTCTTTGTTTTCTTCTACATCACGAATAAGATTTGTGCGATCCGTTGCATTGTTCTCAATCGTAAGTGTTTCCACTTGCTCTGTTAGCCCCTCAATAATTGATGCCTGGCTTGAGGCATACCATATAGCACCGCTGATTGTTCCCACAGTAGCCACTATCATCGTTCCAGCGGTAAGTATGTTTACCTTGGGTAGATCCATTAATCAGCTGCGGCTATCTC